AAAAATTCTTTACGAAAATGAAATTAAACTAAAAGAGCTAGAACTTAAATACAATGCTCAATTAGACTCACAACAAATAAAGGCAGATGCTGACTTAAATAAAATGTTAGTTGCAGAAAGCACAAACGATTTTAGAAAAGCAGCGGAAACATCGCAACAAGTACAAGATCAGATAAGACAATTATATGGACAAGGATCAGGTGGGCAAGCTCCAAAAGGAAGTGAGCCAGGCGAACAAAGCTAAACAGCTTTTTGAAAACCCTTTATTAAAAGAAAGTTTTGATAAATTAAAAAAACTTTACGCAAATAGTTTATTTAATACTGGAGCTAAAGAAACTGAGGCAAGAGAAAAGCTTTGGTTAGCCTACAATGTAGTAGGTAAAGTAGAACAAAATTTATTAGAAATGATTGATACAGGAAAACTAGCTACTAAACAGTTAGAGGATTATCGTAAATCAATCAAAAATCAAAAATTCTAAACAATCAAGTTTAGGATAAGCCAACCTACACAACAGGAGCTTAACTTAAAGGAGAAAACAATGGCAGACAATTATGCTAATCCGCTTGCGGAAGCTGAAACTGACATTTCAAAAGCAACAAAAGCAATAACTGGTTTGCTAGACCCCAAACAAGAGGTAAAACCAGAACAACAAGAACAACAACAACAACAAAATTCTCCTGAGCCTACTGAACAGGAATCTTCTACAGAAGATCAACCTGAGGAACAGGAAAAAATGGAAGCTGAATCGCAAGAAGAAGCAACCGAAGAAGTATCTCAAGACGAAGAACAAATTGAGACTCAAGAGAAACAAGATTCCACCGCAGAGCCTACCTACAAAGTTAAGGTAGCTGGTCAAGAATACGATGTTACCCTTGATGAGTTGAGAAATGGTTACTCAAGAGATGCTGATTATAGACGTAAGACAGAGGAACTTTCTTATGAAAAGAAACAATTCATGTCAGAGTCTGAAAAGCAAAGGCAAGACTATTCTGCAAAGCTTAATGAAGCTAATCAGATGCTGTCAGTTGCACAACAACAACTCAATCAAGAGATTAATTCTGCTGATTTAGAGAAGTTGTACGAAGAAGATCCAACAGAAGCTGCTAGGATTGAACATAGGCTAAGAAAAAAGCAAGAAAAAATAAATTCTGCTATGGCTAAAAATCAATCTGAGCAAAAAAAACAGTTTGATAGCTATTTAAAGGATCAACAAACTAAATTGGTATCTAAAATGCCAGAATTTAGTGATCCTGACAAAGCAAGTCAGCTAAAAACTTCTATGAAATCAACTTTGAACGCTTATGGGTTTAACGACACAGAAGTAGCACAAGTTTATGACCATAGAATAGTGATGTTGGTGAACGATGCCATGAAATATCGTAATTTACAAAAAGCAAAACCAAATATTGCAAAAAAAATTACAAAGCCTGGTAAAGTTTTTACTTCTGGAGTGAAACAAAGCAAATCTGAGATTAGTTCTAAAGCTAGAAAAGAAAAGTTGAGCCGACTAAAAAAATCTGGAAGCGTTAAAGACGCTACTAGCATCTTTTTAGATATGATTAACAAACAATAACTCAACAACTAAGGAGAACAATATGGCTCAGGTAACAAATACTTACAGTACATATGATGCAGTTGGTGAAAGAGAAGATTTATCAGATATTATCTATTCAATCTCTCCAACTGACACTCCATTCATGAGTGGTATTGCAAAAGAAAACGCAACTGCTGTATTTCATGAGTGGCAAACAGATGCTTTAGCTGCTGCTGCATCTGACAACTATCAGATTGAGGGTGATGAAATTTCTTTCGCTGCTCCATCTGCTACTACTAGACTTGGAAACAGAACACAAATTTCAAGAAAATCTGTGATCGTTTCTGGTACTTTAGATTCAGTATCTAAAGCTGGTAGAAACAATGAGTTAGCTTACCAAATCTCTAAAGCTTCTAAAGAGCTAAAAAGAGATATGGAAACATCGCTAACTGCTAACCAAGCACCAGTAACTGGTGATGACTCTACACCAAGAAGATTAGCTGGTTTAGAATCTTGGATTAAAACTAACACATCAAAAGGTGGTGGTTCTGGTGCTGACCCAAGCACATCTGGAACTAACGCTAGAACTGATGGAACTCAAAGAGCTTTCACTGAAGCACAGCTTAAAGACGTAATCAAGCAGTGTTGGGATGAGGGTGGAGATCCATCTATGATTATGCTTGGCTCTTTCAACAAGCAAGTGCTATCTGGCTTTACTGGTGGATCAACTAGATTTGACCCAGC